AAGTCGTAGTTTTGTTTGTTTTCTACTACCGCCAATTCTCTTGCCGCTTGAGCTCCTGCGATGAATGCGTCTGGAATTAAAGGAGTTACTGGTTTGTTGGTTTCTTTCATGTCATTTGTGTGAGACAGCGAAACTCCATCCTCTTCGTCAGCCTTTTGTACTAGCATCTTATCTTTGTCAGAATCAGAATAGTAGTAGTCAATGATCTTACCGTAACTACCGATGAATGCACCCAATAATAACATTAACAACTCTTTCCATGCTGCCGCCATTGGAGCTTGGATTAGAATTGCTACGAATATACCAGCTGTGATTAAGATAAATAGACCTAATACCATGGCAGTAATGTACCATCTCTTGGTCATTATGTCTTTTAGCAAATCCGCAAATTTAGAACTTTGTTGCTCTTTATTCATTTTCTTTATTTTTTATATTACCAAGCTGCTGGCTTCTCTTTAAATTCGTCTGCTTCTTTCTTAGGTTTTGCCGCTGGTTTTTCTTTTACCGTTTCTTTTTCTTTGATGATCACAGTTTTACCACCACCGCTATTGCTTTGTTGCTGAGTGTTATTGATATTGATTACTGGAGCAGCTTGTTGTACTGGTGCTGCAGCGTCATCTCCGCCTCCTGTTAATTTGTTTGTAATGAATCCACCAACGCCTAAAGTAACTGTGCTTACTAGGGTAATGATAATGCCTTTGAAGGACTTACCGGTTGATTCTTGTTCTACTTCTTCTGCCATATTATGTTATTTTATAATTATTGGATATTTTGTTTCTTTTCCTGCTATATCTATAAATATCAAATCGTAGTCCTTTTTAGCCAACGTTGAAAGATCATAGACTTTCTTCGTGGTGATATCCATTGCTGTGAATCCGTCCTTTTTAACGGGCTCATCGCTTCCAAAAGGAATGATCTGAACCGAGTACTTTGAGCCTACCGTGGTTTCGAACTCGGCAGTTACTGTATTGCCTACTTGATATATAGACTTGATTGAAGTTGAAGTCGATTTTACTCCTAAATCAATTGGAGCTGGCATTGGTACTGGAGTGATTTTGGTACACGCCGCCAAAAATAAAACCGATATTAATGTTAGTTTTTTCATGTTAGAAGTTATTGTAGCCTGTTAATTTAATGTTAGTCATATTCAAAACTACACCCAATTGATTTCCTTTATTATCACTAGCATCCATTGTTTGAGATACTTTTAAAGCAGTGATAATATCCACGCCGTCTCCAATTGTTGAGAACTTTAATTTGAAAGGAGTTGAAATGCCTTTGATAGAAGTGGAGTTATTTTGGTCCAATGCTCCAAATTTAACTACGCCGTTCTTAGAGTTTGCAAAAACATACCATGAACTAGGAAGCGTAGAAGCCAATTCTTCGAACTTAATTTTATTAGCATCGTATATAAACTCTAATTGTAAACCTCCTACGCTATTGCCTTTAGTATCAATGTTAACCGGTATTTCAATTACGTTTGAGGTCACTGTTTGATTCGAAAGGTTTATGTCTATTGAAGTGTAAGCAAAGTCTGTGTTAATATAAGGACCAGTACTTGCCATTGACATTCTTTGAGTTGATTCATTAAATGCTACGTTCATTTGTAAACTTGGAATAGCGTTTGTTTGAATTGTACTTGAACCACCTGAAACTGTTACTACTTGGGATGAGTGAGATCTATTAACGTCTCCCCATAAAAGATACTTTAAATCCAATATTGCGTTTGCACCTGATGTGCCTGTTTTAAAATAAGTCTTAGGATATGTAATGCTATTCCAGTTTGTAGTTGTAATAGCTCCCCAAGAATTGTTAACAGACGTATTGAATTCAAACTCTGCTCTGAAATTATAATCAGTAGTGTTCTGTCTTATATAAGCAGCGTATGTTGAAGTACCATCGGTTGCTTTAGTAAATGATGAAGGCACTTTATATACAGCCCAAGCAGCGTCTTCGCTTACGTACTCAATAGGTCCAGTATAAACGTCGAATAACTGAATACTCTTAATTTGATTTGGAGTAGTTCCTGCTGGGAACTCTCTCATGTCAATTCGCAAAGCGCTAACTCCAGTAGAATAACTGTTTGGAGAAACGTATGCCCATTCTACTTGTCCCCATACCGTAGTAGCGTCAGCGGCTCTCCACGTTGGTAAACTCATCCATCCACCACTACCAGCAGTATATCCAGCAGGTAAAGTCATTAAGGTATCTTTTCCTGCAACTTGACCTAACAATCTAGGTAAATCTCCTCCGTCTATTGCTTTGTTTCTATTAATATCAGCCGCGTATAAAGATTGACCTGTATTTAAGTTAACTCCTTTTGTAGGCGTAAGACCCATAGAAGTAAATTCTCCTTGAGCTGTAGTAAAATCTGATATGGTTATAGCTCCGTTATAAATGTCGTATATTTTATCCATGTTGTGCATTAAGCTCACATCGTATACTGTACTCGCTGTCAATAAAGCTTGATTAACGTCTACAGTTCCATCTGATAAAACTGAAAATAACTGGCCTTGATTAGTTAAGGTGTCTCTAAATGAAACTTTTAAAGCAGAAAGATTATATAAGTTAGAATTCAAATCAACTTTAGCCGATACGTATTTACCGAAGTTTTGGTTCATTGTAACCGCTGTTGATATTGGAGATTCCATTATAGTAGCCTCTTGAACTCCTGATGCATTCCAAGCAGAAACGAAGTTTAATTTTATTGGATTAAACGTATACGCAGTAGAAGCGGCTTTTAGTCTGAATACATAAACAATTAATCTATCGTAGCTTGTATAAGGCATTGCGCTTGCTGTTGACCACGTTAATGTTGTTCTTAAAATAGCATTAGCTCCGCCGGCTCCATTAAATGTGTAGCTAGCGTACTGGTAATTAGCTGTACCGTTAGCGGTGTTGTTAGCGCTATTACCTGAAGTTATTGCATTCCAAGTATAATTTGGATAATTTGTGTGAGATAGGGAAATTGTAGATCCACTTGGTAATATGCCTCCGTTTCCGCCTGTACCTGTATTAGTAACAGATACTAATTCAAAGTTTGTTTGATCGTATTGCATATCAACCAATATTTGACGAGTAGTAGCGTTGCTATTACCGTTAGCTTGAAGAACATATTCGAATGTGCCTCCTCTGTCAAGAGTGGCTCCGCCTATCGAAGGCAACGCTCTGAATTTGATTTGAGCAAAAGAGGAAAGGGATATCATCATCCCTAAAAACAATAAGATTTTTTTCATAGTTTAGAGTAGTTTATTCACAACCTGAACGCATGTCTTTTTTATAGCGTTCCTCATAACGGTTGAGTTAAACTCTCCATTCTCTGAAATCAATAATGTTGATGTAGATATTTCAGAGGATTCGTCAGTTACCAACTCCTTCTTAACAACTTTGCCGGATTTGTTTATTAGCTTACCGAGCATTCTAATAACTACAGTGTTCTCGTCCTTGTGAAAAATAGATATATTGGTAGCAGTTTTTTGCTGATCCATATATACAATCTCCACGTCGACAAAAAGATCCGCGTCTTCTTTGTTAACTAATGAATAACCTTTATCCTGTAAAACCTCTTGAATTATATTTTTAACACCCATCGTAAGATTAAGGTTACCAGTCATTGGGCCCATTCTTACGCTATTCTTAACAGTGTTTACTGAAACCTTGGATTTTGCCTCTTGAGATAAAACAAACAGAGGACTTAATAATAATAGTAGTAGTGTGTATCGCATAAAATGGCTTTAAAGCGAAACTGCTTCAGAACCATTTGTAGATAAATATGTGGTGCTAGCCTATTGCTCTAAGTAATTGAGACAATTGGCCTTTTTGCATGACGCCTGCATTTCTATATAATATGCTGCCTGCTCCGTCAACGATTACTATTGTTGGAACAGAATTAATGTTGTATTTTTTAGCCATTTCTTGATCTTGATCAGCATCTAGATATGTAACTGGAATTCCTGTTTCTTGAGAAACCTGTTGAACTACTGGTTTGAACGTTTTGCAAGGCCCACACCATGTTGTTGAGAAGTATAAAACTTTTTTCATATTATTGTATTTTTACCAATATAACCTTTTTTCTGGAATTCTTAATTTTTAAATTTGAAGTGCGTTAGCTTCTCAACATCGATCAAAGAGACTTTGTTGTTGTTAATGCCATCTGGCTTACTTGAGTTATTATCGAATATGAAAGCCATGTACTCTTTTGTCTTTTTTACATATATCACTTTCCAACAAATGGTAGGAACTGAAACTCTACCTATTTTTTTGGCTTCACCTATATTGCCGGCCCATACTCGTACACTATCGTATTGCAAAGCTAAAGTTCTTGTTAAAGTTTCAAGCGACTTCCAATCTCCAGCGTTTAAACTGTGGTATTGAGGCGACATATTAGTAAAGTAGAAACACTCCTTCTGCACCTCTGCTCCTAAGCATAAGTTATCAGCTGCGGGGCTCATGTGGCCGCGATCTGTCCCTGATCCAACATAATCTTTCGCTATATCTGACTCGGCTTTGATTTGAGGATCTGGTGCGAATTGATCCTTTCTTGCTAGTGGTGTAGGGCATCCAATTTTTGCTTTGGTCGCGTACCACTCTACTAGCACTGGATACTTCTTTGATTTTGAATAAACTGTTGTGTATTCCTTGTGGTGGATTCTAACTGTATCTTGGGCGTTTACTGCAAAAGCTAATAGTAAACAGATAAAAAATAAGGCTTGTTTCATGAATATAAATATATCCGACCAGTATCTTCTACGCATATAGCGGTCATGTTCTCAACCCAGTCCCCGCTGTTTAAATAACGCTTACCATTTATCATTCTGTCTTCCGGTTGGTGAATATGCCCACACATTACTCCGTGACAGCCTTTTTTGCTAGCCATAGATAACGCTGTAACTTCAAAATCGTTAACGTAGTTGGTTGCAGCTTTTACTCCGCTCTTTATCTTTTGTGAAATTGATTGATAAGGCAGTTTTCTCCATACTCTATATTTGTTGTACCACCTATTCAACCATAAAGCAAAGTCGTATCCCACAGCTCCTATCTTAGAAAGCCACTTGTACTTTGTTATAAAAATATCAATAACGTCTCCGTGGAAAATATAGTAGCTCTCCACAGTGTTACATATATCGAGAACATAGTCTTCTCTAATTTCGATTCCTCCAAAATGGTTTCCCATAAATTCTTGTAAAAATTCATCATGATTTCCTCTGATCCAAACGATCTGTGTTTTGTTAGATAATTTCAACAACTTAGATATGACTTTTGTGTGCTGTTTTTTCCACTTAGCGCCTCTATTTAAAGCCCAACCATCAATGATATCTCCATTAAGAATTAGTAGGTCTGTTGGATGCTTTTCTAAAAACTCTATAAACTCTTCAGCTTTAGAGTCTTTGGTTCCTAAGTGTAAGTCTGATACAATGATTGCTTGATACTTCATGACCAATAGTTGTGGTGTTGTTTAAAGAATTCTGGATTGTTTCTATTTACGTAACACTTGATCATTAACCAAAACATGTAGAATACGCCCTTATTTTTAAACCTTCTAGCCGAAGTATAGACGCCTTCTGTTTTATGTATTTTAAATTTTTTAGAATCTACTAAATGAGATACAGAATAGTCTTCAGCAAATAGCTCTTCTGGTTTGTATCCTCCGCATTCCCAATAGGCTTTTGTATTCCAATATTGAAATCCACCAACTGCAAATGGAGTTCCAAGCTTAATGCTTAGAAGTTGAAATAAATCGAATAGTCTAAAAATCCAATTCCATTTTTTTTCTGTAACGAATGGAACAGTAATTAAGTCCTTGCTTTCTTGGGCGATTTTTTCTAGTAGATCTTTCTCCTTAAGCATTATGTCTGCGTCTAAAAATAGAATGTACGGAGTGGTGACTAATTTACTGCCATCTAATCTGGCTTTTGCAGGATATCCGCCTTTTATGATTTCTATATTTACAGAGTATTTAAAATCCATTTCTGTTCTCCACAACCACCACATAGATTCTTCTTCGTCTGAATTGTCTGCTATTATGATTCTCGTTGAGGCGATATTTTTTTGCATACATATCAAGCCTATGCAATCGTAAATGTTTATTCCTTCATTTTTACACGGAATAACAATGGTCAATATATCTTTTAGCATATCAATAAATAAAAACCCCCTAAAAAATTAGAGGGTTGTAGTATTAAGTTATTGTTAATTATTCCGTTTCTTTAGACGCATAAGTTTCAAATTGCTTTGCAGCTTTTGCATTAGTCGCTTTTAAATAATCCAAAGCTAATTCGTATCTTCCATTCATCATTTTAGATAGAAATAAATCTGTTTGTAAACTGTCCACTAATTTTTCTTGTTTTACTACCGTAGTTTTCAACTCAGTAATTTTTTCGTTCTGAGTGTACATCGTGTATAAGAATAACGCGACGCTAAATGTTGTTAGAAGCGGTTTTATGTATTGTTTCATTTCTTTCTGTTTTTAGTTTAAGTGATTTGTCGATAAAATATACCCATATTATTGCAATAATGCTTGTAGGAATTAACATTAATCCGAATACAATTAATATGTCTTTCATTTTATAAATTGAATTTGTTACCTATTGAAATATTGTTCATTAGTCCAAATTTTGGATTTGTGTTTATGTTACCTCTATAAGCAACTAGCAATGTAAACTTTTTAGAAAATTTATAACCAAAAGAAGTTCCTACTAATGCATTAAATGTTCCGTCATATTGAAAACCTATCCATCTTTCGGCTCCTAAGAAAGTTACAGAATTTTTTCCTGCGTCAAAATAGGGATTCGAGTAACTAAGTAATAGATCTGGCGTTATTAAAAATCTACCCGTTGTATAAGTTCTGTTAATAAACAACATTACAGAAGGCGCCACTATGTGCATTGGCGGTATAGAATCTGATTGCGTTACTTTTGTAAACGAAGAAGATAAATTAATTCCAAATCCCTTATTCCACTTGCCTTTATACATTTTTACGTAAGTGGCTGTTGTTGTTTTACTATTGGCCAATTTAACATGAGATAAAAAAAGATTGTTGTTGCCCTTGGATACGAAAGCTGATAAACCTAATTGAGAGCCATCAGTTGTAGCAAAACCATTTCCTCCATAACTGTAAACTCCATTTCTAGAAGACTTTCCCATTCCAAGAGAAACTGCTTGTAACCATCCACCAACGTAAGTAGGTTTTTGTAAGAATACGAAATCTGAAGAGGTTAAGAATGCATTTGTTTTAACTAAAGATCCCTTTGGTCCAGGAGGAGGCGGAGGTGGAGGAGGCTGTAAGTTATTCACTTGCATTTGCATTTCTCTATTCTTTGCGTCTTGAGAAAAGACGATTGTTGGTAATAACAATAATAGTAATAATAATTTTTTCATAGTTTTATTTTAATCCCACCAATTGCGAAGATCAGTTCCGTCGAATTTTTCCCAAGTAGTAAATTTGTTTCCTTTGATAATGGTCCATAACTCTTTCCACTCCTTCGCTTCTAACTGATGCGCACGCTTGAATACTTTACGACTATGTTTCCTTTCTTCGGGAGTGTCTGTGTCTATCAACTCGTAATTTCCGCCTTCTAATTTTTTCCAATTTTTATCGTCGAAAAAATTCGTATAGCATATTGGTCCCAACTCAGCTTCCACTCTCTCTACGTAATCGCTATCCAATTTGTGTTTAAGTAACTCTATTGCTCTACGTATTTGTTTTAGTTTTACGTTTCTAGTTTCTGCTACTTCCATTCCTTTCTTACTCATACCCTCTTCCATAATAACCAAAGATCGGTAAAGTATTTCTAAAGTAAAAGTGTAATCCCACCAATCGTGGCTGTACAGCTCTTTTCTGAATTTCCAAATGTTCTTAAAAAAGGTCGGTATACCTCTTCTAAAAAATTCCCATATTTTGTATCTTAATGTCATATTAATTGTAAGTTTTTCATTCTGCGCTCTCTGGTCAGCTGCTTTACGTGGGTGTATAAATCTAATGTAGTACCGTCGAAGTCTTCCATAATCAGCTCTAATTCATCACCAGATATACCGAAAGTGCCTTTGAAGTCTTTCTTCATCTTTCTTAAGATTTCTTTCTCGTCTTTAGCGTAATCGTCCATCAGTCTTTTCCATCTGGCTCCGAATAAACTTCTGTGCTCTAACTGATCTTCGTAGAATCTTATATCTTTGATTCTGTCTTGTAGAAGATACGTTTCCATTTCTGCCTGATAGTAGTAATCGGAATGTTCGTAATCTCCATTAACTATCTTATCGTATAGAGGAGATCTTTCTGGTAAAGTCTGTCTTGATTCGTAGCGTCTCCACCACACAAACTGACTGTATCTCTTTGGAATCAACTTAGATAGTTGCTCTTCTAAAAACTCTCTCGCTAATTTTGTTGCTATCATAACTTTTATTTTAACATGTCGTAATGTCTTGGATAGATGTGTAAGTTAGTTACCATCCAATGCATTTCTCCTACTGGAATATCTAACTGAAACGCTACCATCTCCATAAGCTTGGCAAATGTGTACTGATCGTTACAGAAACCAAAAACTAAATCGATAGATCTTGCGAATACTGTTAAATGTAACTTATCGTCTTTTATATAGAAGTTAAGTACATCGTTACATGGCGTATCGTGCTTGTATCTGTCCAATTCGTTTATATCGTAATGTACAACAATTGCTCTTCTTGTTTCTTTATTAGTTTTGAGTTCTTGTATTACTCTTGATAGTTGATAGTTCTTGTTCCAAAAGTAACCGTAGTTAGAGTTAACTTCTGTTGTGCCTTCTACCATCATCTGTTTCCATATCTTAGCACGCTCTGCTATTTCACTAGCGTCACGATCTCCTTTAAGGTACCAATTCCATTCGTACTCAGCATAGTCTTCGTTGAACTTACGTTGAGGTGTGGTAACAGTTTTGTTACTTACGTCTTGTAGTGTAAATGAAACGTTGAACTTAGCTTTAGTACCAGCGAATGATTCTCCGTTGGCGTTAATGTCGCTAAATAGCAATTCGAATGCGTCTGTGGCGTTTTTATATAACATGTTTGTCTACTTGTATAAATTTAGATAAAAATATAACAGGCGATATGTCTCTGTAATCTTCTAAGTAAACTACTCGACTAATACCTGATTGGATAATCAATTTACAACAATTTTGGCACGGAGATAAACTTAAGTATAGGGTGCTACCGTCTACTGCGTTACCGCTTTTGGCCGCTTTTAAAATTGCGTTCATTTCAGCGTGGATAACTTCGTCTTTGGTAACATTGTTTTCTTCGCAACCGTTGTCCATTCCAGCCGGAGTGCCATTATACCCAAAACTTATTACGTTACCGTCCTTCACCAACACTGCACCTACTTTTGATCTGGTGCAGTGCGATAAAGTTCCTACTTCTTTTGCGATGTTGATAAATGTCTTATCTAACTTCTGTTGTTTTTGCATTATAATCCTGTTGATCCGAATCCACCGGCTCCACGCTCTGTGTTTCTATCTGGTAACTCTTCTAATACGTGTACGTCCATATAACTTACTGGAATCAAAATAAACTGTGTTAGCTTTTGTCCTGGTTTAATAGTCGTATGAGATCTTCCTACATTGATTAGATGCAGATGAATTTCTCCTTCGTAGTCTTCGTCTACTACGCAAGCACCTACTGATAAATTTTGTTTTGTCGCAACTCCTGATTTGTTAAACGCGATTAATGCATAACCTGATGGGACGTGCGCTCTAATACCTGAAGGAATTAAAACTGATTCTCCTGTGTGGATAGTCGTTTCTTGAAAATCTTCTGGTACGTAGAAGTCGATACCTGCTGAAAGGTTAGTTCCTCTACTTGGTGTTTTTACGTTTCTTGTCTTCTGAATGTTCATTCTGTGCATTGTTTTGAAAGTCATTTAGTGATGCAATGTATGCAACTAAATCTAAATAATTGTCTTCTTTGTAATTATAAGATGCTCTTGATAACTTTAGGGCCATCATACAATTGTACATGTCAACTGTAGTGATTTCCTTTCTTGATAATAGAGACGCAATCTTGGCTGCTTCTTGCATGCCTTCTTGAAAAGGGCCATACATACGCTCCTTTTCTTCGTTTCTTTCGAATACGATTTCGTTTGCTTTAAGTAGTATATTCATAGGATAAATATAAAAAATAAGGGGCTAATAGAAAAACTAATCTTTGTAGTAGTTCTTAAAATCTTTGAAGTCTCCCCACTCGCGACTTGAATCCATGTCACTTGGTTTTATTGTTGGTTTGGGCATATTACCTGCTACGTTCCAAAACCAATCTCCTTGCTGCCCATGAGTCTTTAGGAGTTCCCAACCTTTCGCATCGTATGTTTGTATAGAATCGAAAGGAGTCTCTATCCTTGAAGCTTTTAAGAATGGTCTATCGTGAGTATAAAATTTTGCTCGACCAAGTTCTCCGTCTTGTACGTTTCTTGCCACCGCAACTGCATTAAATTTAGTTTTTGGTAGAGCGATCTGTAAAGTGCGAGATAAAACTCCAGTAGAAAATACCGACCACATTGTTTCAATATCGGTGTCTTTAAAATTATCGTAAAATATTCTAACTCCGCCTGCCACTACCGATTCGTGCTTTAAACCGAAAGGCAGATATTTTGCACCTATTCTTTCAGCGAATTGTTTTGCCCAAATGTTTGCTGTTGGCATTGCTGGAATTTTTACAAATAATGGAATTCCGCCATTTTCTATTGCAGTTAGTTGGTGATCTGATGCCTCTTTGGAAGCTGGCATAACTAAATACAATTTCTTGTTATACTTCTTTGCTAAGTGACAAAGCGAATAAGGTGCATAACCAGTTCTCGGCGCTACGTAAACCATGGCATCTTCTTTTACTTGAGATATGAAGAAGTCTCCCATCTTTGCTTTAGTACCGAATTGAAATTCACCATCATCGACTACATTGAATCCGTCGTACTGTTTTACTTTAAATGTAAAATCGTGCTTGTAATCTTTAGTCATGTCAAGATAGTATTCTAAGTTCCTACCGTTTGACATGTCTAAATTAGATTCATCTGTTGTTTTATTTAAAAACATTAATTAGTATTTTTTAGTTTTTTGAAGTTCCTTACTTAAATTACTAATAGGAATTGGTGTTCCTACAGGGTAAGGGAATCCTTCTTTAGCCGCTGTTACAGATGTCATACCTGATTCAACTGGAACTGCTTTACGTAATGGAACCGCTGCTTCGTTAAGTGGTCCGTATACTTTTGCTAATACAATACCAGAAGCTGTTGTATCAAAGATAATACCAGGCATTGCGAACATGTTAC